AGCTGCAGCAATTTGTTCTTGGAAGATGGCGGTGTAGTTCTTTGGTTTGACTGCTTGAGCGTCTGTGACTTTGCTTTCGGCTGCTGCTACACGGTCAAGTGCATCGGCGTAGTTCTTTTGATCGCCGGACGCGTTGGCTTGCTGCAGGTCCTGGTACGCCTGGCGGCGTTCCTGGAGGGCGTCGTTGACTTTGCTTTGTGCGTCTGCCTGGTCTGAGGCGGCGTTGTTGAATGCCTGGCCTAGTGAAACCTCGCGGCTGATCGCATCGCTTATGGATGCCACGTATGTTTTGATGGCAGCCTGTGCTGCTTTGAGGTTGTCCTTGAAGGTGGCGTACTTTGTCTTTTCCTTTTCGGCTGCCACTGCGGCCACTGCTGCTGCTTTTTTGCTGGCTTCTTCTGCTTTGGCTTCTGCCTGTTCCTTTTCTTTGGCTATTTTTTTTATGATGTCAAATTGTTCTTGGTTGTATTTGTTCAGGACGGCAGTGTTGATTGCTGTTTGTTTGTCGTTGGCTATGACCTTTTTTTGTGCTTCTGAATAGGCCTCTAACGTGTCGATGTGGTCAATGGTTGCAAGGTCTGTCAAATTCACCGCGTTACCAATCCGCACTGCGGTGTTCTCAAACATGATGCCTACGTTGAGGGTCCGTGTGAAGGCGTTACGTAGACGACCAAAGCCGCTAACGCTGCCGTCTGTGGCGTGGAACATATCGCCGAGTTCATTGTTGACTTTGTCTAGGGCTTGTGCCGCTTGTGTTCCAAATTCTGCGAAGGCTGCGGCTAGTCCTTCAAGCGTTGCTTTTTCGCCTATCTTGACCAGGGAGTCTGCGATGCCGTTCATTACTGGCAGGAGTTTTGTGCCGATGGCGTCTGTTACTTCTCCGAAGCCGTTTTTCATTCGCATTGTGGATAGGGCTGTGGCGGAGGCTGTTCCTTTGACTTGTGTTTCGATGGCGGTAAGGATGACTGCTTGTGCGTCGTGGATCCTGTTGCTTTGAACTAGGACAGCCAGTTTTGCTTTTTCGGACTCTGTGAATGTGATGCCGGATCGCCGGAGGCTGTTGACTCCTTTAATGGGGTCTTCAAGCGCCTTTCCTAGTTGCACTGCGTTGGTTGTTGCTTCGCCAAAGCCTGCGGCGGCCATGTCCACTGCTGCTTCTGTGGCCCTGTCAAATGCTCCGCCTGCTACGTCTGCAGTGATTGCTAGTTGTCTGAACGTCAGCAGTTTTGCTTGTGCTGCTTTGATGGTTTCTGCGGTGACGCCTGTTTCGCGCTCGAGTGCGTCTGCGAAGTCTTGAATTCGTTTTGTTGTTGTTGCTGTTCCTGCACCGAATAGTCCCATTGTGCGGGTGACTGCTTCGATGCGTTGGTCTGCGATGGCTGCTAGTTCTGCCATCTTTGTCCAGCGGATGGCGACTGCTGTTCCTGCTGCGCCGAGGGCTAGGAATGCGACGGATGCTTTTTTTGCTGCTGCGCCGGCTTTGTTTCCGAACGTGTTGAGTTCGGTGGATGCAGCGGTTAGGGCTTTTCGAAGTGGGGCCGTGTTTCCTGTTACGGGGATAGAGATTGATTTTGCGGCCATTTGCGCATTCTACTTTCAGCGGTTGCTTGTGGGGCGTTGTCCTGGTGCGAAGTTGTAGCGCGTGACCAGTTGACTCATTTTCTTTTCGTAGGCGTTCTTTACTTCGTCGCGTCTTCCATCGAGCGCTTCATAAACGAATGGTTGAGGTGCGATGCGTCGTGCTGGCCATCCGAAGTGGATCGGTCCTGCGTAGGGCACTGAGGCTCCTTTGCCGATGCGGACGCGTCCCTGGTACTTTGTCGGGCTTGAGACAATGGTGGCGCTTAGGCGGCCTGTCAGGACTGGTGCAAGTGGTTTTGCTGCTACAGCGATGATCTCGCCGGCTGTCCGGTGTGTTTCTTTCATGTCTTCTCGACAGGCTGAGTTGAGTTTTTTGAGGTCGCGTTGTATTTCGCGTAGTCCATCAATCTGAAGACGGCCACCTGTTTCTACTCGGAAGCCAAAGACGCCAGTCCCTGCCATGCGGCATCTCCTTTTTTGATGTGGCCTGTTGGCCATATTGTTTCGACCATTGCTGCGAGGATCTCTGGTGGTGTTTTGAGTAGGTCTAACGGGCTGATGCCTGTTTTGACTGCTAGTGCAGCAATTAACCAGGTGGTGCTTCCTGGTTTGAATGTGACGGGGGGTCTGTGTCGACCTCAAACGATTCGAGTGTTCTAATCCATTCTTCGAATGGCAACGCTGTTTTTTTGTCTTCGGTTATTGAATGCCACGCTGCGTAGTAGATGTACGTGCTGCGCGGGTGGTCTTCGGTAAATGCTTCGGACCACGCTTTGTTGAAGTGTGACTCGAATGCGACTTCGGTGGCGGCAGTGACTTTTGTTTTTGTCTCTGTGCCGTCTTTGTGCTGGACGGTGAGGTGAAGGGCCATGTCAGGTCTTGACTATTGTTCCGCCGGTAAAGGTGATTGACTGTGAGGATAGTTCTCCGACTGCGCCGTTCACTGGTGTTGACGATGCCAGGTAGGCATTGCTTATTGTGAAGATGGGGTTTGGGCTTCCTGTCGACAAGTTTTTAATCACTAGCGCGTTTGTTCCTGAACCGACAGCGGAGTAGAGCGTTTCGAGAACGCCGGCTGCTGCCATGTCGTTGTTGATCTCAATCGTAACGCTTAGGTTTTGGAGGCCGCCGGTGTAGACACGACCAGAGGCTCCCATTGCTGTTGTCTCGATTGCCTCTTTTTCATAATTGACGGAAATGCTTTTTACAAAACTTCCGAGGCTAATTGTGTTGATGCTTAGTGTTGCATCGGTAAATACGAAGACAGCCATTTGCTACTCGCTTTCTGTTTTGGTGGTGGTTTTGTTTGTGACTTCAATAATGCCTGAAGCAATGAGGAGGTCAATGTTTGCGGGTGCTGCTTCGACGTCTTGTGTGGTCACTGTTGTGCCTTTTGCACCGAGCGTTGAATTGTCAATAAGGATTTTGTAACTAGCCATAAATTTCTACTCCGAACCGATAGGCAATCATTTCTACACCGCTAACTGTAACAGTTCGCGGGTTGGCGTCTGTGACTTGCAGTGTGCTGCAGGCTCCACCGAGGGTGGGGTCTGCTTCGACTTTGGCTTTGATGCTGGATGCTCCTGAACTTGTGACGTAGGCGTCGAGTCTGTCTTGTGAACTGCGATCACTCATTCTTCCTACGATGACAAGGATGAATGCCTGGTATTGGTCTAGGCCGTTTTGCATTGCGATGCCGTAGGTAATTTCTAGTGGTTCAATGACTGCTGCTGGTGGTGAGACTGCGTCTGGTACGTAGTCAAAGCACCGCAGTCCGGCGATGGTGTCGATGGCTGCTGCCAGTCCTGTGCGCACTCCTGTTGGTGTCATGCAAAGAACTCCCGTTTGTATGCGCGGACCATTGCTGCAATGTCGCGGCCTAGTGGACTCATTCGTATTGCGCCTAATTCGGAAAGTCCGAGGACGCCGCCGATGGAGTCTTTGCGCTTGTAAAGGTCTGCGCTCAGGATGTAGGTGGCCTGCTCGACGTCGTCTGGTACTTCTGGCCATCCCCATTTTGCTGTCACTTGTGCTTGTGGCCAATAATCAACCGGCAGGGACATTGCTGTGGATCCCACAATGGTTAGGTAGTTAATTGGCCGTCCTTTTGCGATGGCGTTTGTTGGCTCAACTATGAAGTCCGTGTTCAAGGTCAGCGTTGTTTGATAGTTGCCTGTGCTATTTGGATCTGTTTTGAATATGAGGCCGGTGGTGCTGCCGATGTCGTCTGTTATGACTCGCAAGTTTCCGACGGGGCGGTAGGTCCTGGCTGTTGCTGTGGCGTCAAGGTAAAAGCGCCGGTTGGCGATGCGGTCAATGCTGCGCGATGCGGACTCGACTATTTGTTCCAGCAATGTGTCTTCGACGCTGTCGTCAATCTTGAGGTAGTTCTTCAAGCCGGCCAGCGTGATGTAGCCGTTGGTGATCGTCACTTGCTGCTTCTTTTCTTGCTTGCGGGTGTCTTAGGAGCCTGGACTAATTTTGATCGCTGTGCGGGCTTCTCAACGTCTGCTGTGGGTGTTGTGGGGGTGCCACCCGACTCGGATGGCACAATCTCTGGCGGCGGTGTGGCCGTAGAGCATCCAAGTCGGGTGAGCACTTCCTGGACGCCTTTGGCGCGGTCTGTCATTCCTCGACGGATGTAGCCCTGCATCTCATGTTGTAGTGCGGCGATTTGTGCGTCGTTGTTCATTGTGGTCCCCTGGTGCGGAGCCGTTGTGCGCGGCTCCGTCCCTGGTGAGGGTGTTACCAGTTAGCGACGATGAGGCCGGTGCCGGTGATCGCGCTGAACGCTGCAGGGTACTTGCCTGCGGTGTATGCGCTGAAACCAAACACGACGGTGCGGATCGCGATGTTTCCATCGGGCTGCTCGAACCTGACGTACAAAGGAGCGCCGCCGTTGTCTTCCCAAATGTATGACTCGTTGAAGTCACCGATGACAATGGCTGTTTGGTTTGTACTTGCTCCGAGGTTGGTTGGCATATTTGCGTCTTCAATGACTGGAATTCCTAGAAGGCTGAAGCGCGAGTCGTATCCTGGCTGGTCGTATGAACCTGGAGCGTTCATTGGTCCGCCGGATGCTGGTGTGATGACTGGACGGTTTGACGAGTCGACTGCCTTCATTAATGCTCCGGCCATTGACGGGTGCATCACGATGTAGTTAGCGCCGCCAAAGTAGTTAGTGGCCACGTTCTGTACTGCGTCGACCAACTTGGGAAAGAACTCGGCATAGGTTGGCGATGCGTCTGTGTACGTTGTTGCGTTGATGCCGGTGGTGTTCAGAATACCGAGGTGTTCACCGCTTGATCCTGAACCGTTGAGCGCTAGTCCATCAATTTTTGATGCGTATGAACGGATCGAGTCTCCGAGGAGTTGTGTTTCAACTCCTGTTCCACGTAGGACTGCTTGCTTGGAAAGGTCAAACATTGCGGCGACTGTGTTCACGTTGACTGTGAGCAGTGTGTCGTCTGGGCTGGACTCTGTTGGTGCTGAGTTTTCCGATGCTTGTACGTAGGAAGTCACGCCTGTTGTTAGGCGACCAATGTTGACGGTCATTCCATTTGCTGGCAATGCTGAACGGGTTGAGATGTCCAGCGTTTTGCGTCCTGCGCGGCGTAGTGGCGCGAAGTCGTCGACCAAATATTGCGGAACGACTAAACCGGCGAAATTGCTTGTGCCTGAGTCGCGCTTTTCAATTGATTCGCGTTGGTAACGCTGGATGCGTTCACGTGCTTCGTATGAACCACCGAACTCTGCGGCGATGGCGTCTGCTAAGAAGTCGTTTTCGCTGCGCTGGTGATAGGTGGGTTCTTCTGAAGTGACGCGGGCTGGCGCTGCTGAACGTGTTTCGGTAACTGTGGAGTCCACTGTTGCTGCGAGTTCGGCTGCTTTTGCTTTGCGCACTTCGATGTCGGTGATCTGTTCGATGCGCTCGTCGAGTTTGTCAATTTCAAGTTTGAGGGCTTGCACGTTGGCAAGTTCAATCTCGGTAATGTCGCGGGCTTCGTCTGCTGCGCGACTTAGTGTTGCTTCGATGATCGTGCTCTTTGCGGAGCGTGTCTCCTGGAGGTTGGTGAGGAATTGGTTAGCCATGATGGGTGTTTCTCCTGTGGTGGTGTTGCTTGTGGGGCGGGGTGCCTTGTCACTTGCTGGAGAGGGTGCCACGACTGTGGGGTGCTGCTCTAACGGGTTGGGGTGCCGACTGTGTCTAATTCTAATCGCGCTTAGTCACCTGGCACAAGCACCGACACCGTTGGTGTGCCGGTTGCTGTAATTGCCCAGAGCAGTTCGTTTGATGGCACTCGGATTGTGATGGGTCCTGCGGCGTCGTCAATCTTGAGGCCGGTGCTGCTGGTCACTGTATTGTCTCCACCAATGTAGAAAGTGGCGGCAGTCAAAATGTGGACAATGACGTCGCGGGTCATTGGTTCTGCTGTGACCAGTTGTGTTGCTGTTGATGCGTTGATCGCTGTTTGTGTTGATTTCATTTTTTAATTGCTTTCAGTATTTTGTCTAGTTGATCGAGGTTGGGTGTTGGGGACTGTTCGCGTACACCAGCGACTTGTGCGTTTTGGCCGTATGCGCCGAACGTGACCAGGGATACTTCTGCGAGGTGTGCTGCTATGCGTTCAACCACTCCGTCTTTGCGCCGGTTGTCTTTTAGTGGCTGAAATCCGATGCTGAATTCACTTAGTGCTCCATCACGGACCAGTTCGAGTACGTCATCTGAACGGGAGCCT